TCCCTTGCCCTTACAACAACTGATGGGAAGGTAACCGGTGGCACACTGACATTTTCTGATGATACAACTGCTGCGGTTACTATCACTGAAGCTTAGAGTTTAGGAGAAAGACATGGATGAAGCTGCTATCCTATCATTAGTTAAAGCAACTCTAGGTTATCGCTCAACTGTTCGAGATGAGTTGCTAAAAACTATTATCGGGGCTGTAATTGCGGAACTTGAAGATACTATTGGCATCGGATTAAATCCAGAAAGCAATGAACACATCATGTTCATCGTGGATTTAGTTGCCTTTAGGTATAAAAACCAAGGAGGTGAAACCATGCCAAGAAACCTTGAGTATCGCTTGCGCAATTTAATCATTAAATATCGAGGTAAGAAAGATGTGGGATGAAGAAATTACTTTGCTCACTCCTGATGGATATGATGAGGATAATCTTGGTCAACAAATTCCAAAAACTGTAAAAAATGTAGTTCTTGGATATGAAAAACCAATGAATCGAGCTGAATTCTATCAAGCTGGGCAATCAGGGATTGAAGTGACTCATACTTTGGTCATTCATCCATTTGAGTATAACAACGAACAAACGCTGTTATATCAAGGATTGTTGCTTACGGTAGTTCGTCATTACAAAACAAGTAATGAAGAACTTGAATTGGTATGTCGTCATAAGTTGGGTGATTCTAATGGCCAATAAAATTTCAATTGATGATTTAGCTAAGACAATCGAAAGTGAAGTTCGGAATTGGACTAAAGATGTCGAAGATGATATCAACGAGATTAAAAAAGATGTAACCAAAGCAGGCGTTCGTTCGTTGAAAGCTAATAGCCCAAGACGAACTGGTGATTACGCTAAAAATTGGACGTCTAAGAAGTTAAAAAATGGCGATCAGGTTATTTATCAAAAAGCTCCAACTTATCGACTGACACACATTCTCGAAAAAGGACACGCTAAAAGAAATGGTGGACGAGTAGCGCCAGAAGTTCATATTGCACCAGTCGAAGAACAATTGGTTACGGAATTTACAAGTCGAGTAGAAAAGAGGTTGAGCCAGTGACGTTGGATGAATTGAAAGACATTCTTGATCAAACGGGTCTAAAGGTTGGATATCGGCAATGGGAAGTTAGCCAAGCCCCGCCCTTGCCTTACATTCTTTATTATCGAGATTCAGACATCGCCGTCAAAGCAGATAATCAAGTCTATTATAAGTTCAAAAGTGTCACTATTGAATTATATTCAAACCTCAAAAATGAGCGAGAAGAACAAAAATTAGAAGCTTTGCTAGATGAAAATAAAATCGTCTATGAAACTTACGAAAGCTATTTAGATAGCGAAAAAATGTACCTGATAGGGTATGAAATAAATATTTAAACGGAGGAATTATGGCAGAACAAGCACCAACACAAAAAAATAAAGTAGAATTCGGTCTAGAGAACGTCTATTTCGCCAAGGCTACAACGGATTTGGCGAGCGGAATTACTACTTATGAAGAACCAGTAAGATGGCCAGGAGCCGTTGAATTATCTTTGGAAGCAAGCGGTGATTTAATTAAATTTAAGGCTGATAATATTGACTATTATGTCAGTGGAAACAACCAAGGATACGAAGGAAAATTAACCACTGCATTGATTCCTGAAGAATTTGCAACAACAATTCTAGGTGAAATCGTCGAAGATGGTGTACAAACTGAATATTCAAATGCCGAAACATCACCATTTGCGTTGATGTTCCAATTTGAAGGGGATAAAAAAGCAACTCGCCATGTTTTATACAATTGTTCAGCAAGTCGCCCTAGTGTCGGCTCATCTACAATTGATAAAGGCGATCCAAATACAACAGAGCTTTCGTTTTCAGCAAGCCCTCGTCCATCTGATAAAGCAGTTAAAACAAAAACTCGTCCAGATACAGAGCCTACAGTTTATGATGCTTGGTTTACGAAAGTTTATGAAAAAGGAACTGAAACTACTGACACGGGTACCGGTAAAACTAACGGAACTACTACACCCTAAGGACCCCCAAGTTGGCTTAGCAGTCGTGGGGGAAACTCAACTATAAAAAGTAAGGAAGAACGATGGAAAAAACAATTGAAGTGGGCGAGGTAAAAATTAAACTTGCATCAAACGCAGCTACTCCATTGCGTTATAAAATGCAATTTCATACTGATTACTTTGCGGACTTAATGAAACTAGCTAAGGCGTTGAATACAGGAACAGAAGGAGAGTTTGATTTTGATAATGTAACATGGGAACAGTTGTCAATGTTGGATTTGACACTTCTTTATAATTTTGTATGGATTTATGCCAAAACGGCAGACCATTCTATCCCAGCGCCTTTGGATTGGTTGGACAGTTTGGAAAGTCTACCTATTGAAGGTTTTACAAACGAATTACAAGACCTGATTGTTCACTCGGTCAAGTCTAAAAAAAAGTAGATTCAGGAGCGACAGCCAGTGACGAAACATTCACTGTAGAGTCGTTCCTTTTGCTTTGTAAGCAAGTTGGCTTATCAAGTGAAGATATGCAAGTAATGGATATTGGAGATTGCCTAGACTTTATTCAAGAATGGGTGGATTTCAATAACCCTGATAAAGAGAATAAACGCAAGGCAACACAAGACGATTTTGACTCGTTCTAGAAAGGAGTAAAAAAATGGCTAAAAAAATAAGCGGGATTACCATTGCGATTGGCGCTGATACAACTGGTGTTACTAATGGATTGAAAGATATTGGTAAACAATCAAATTCAGTCAATAGCGAACTTCGGGATGTAGAGCGACTTTTAAAATTGAATCCGAGCAATGTTGAATTAGTCGCTCAAAAGCAACAACTCCTTTCTAAACAAGTTGAAATTACTACTAAAAAGCTTGAAGGGCTCAAAGGTGCTCAAGCTGATGTAGAACGTCAATTAAATAGTGGAAAAATTGGAGAAGAACAATATCGAGCTTTCCAACGTGAGATAGTCGCAACTGAAGGACGATTGGACCATTATAAGCAATCTTTGAAAGATGTAGAGTCAAGTAGTGGAGAAGCTGGAAGTGCGACTAAAGGTCTTGGAGGTAAGTTTGATGAATTAGGGGATTCGGTTGAAGATGTAGGGCAAGCTGTTAAAGGTGGAGTGCTCATGGAAGCGGCCGACCAACTTTCACAAATCGGTGATAAGATTGTCGAAATTGGAGATGCGGCTAAAGACTTCGCTTTAGAAACCGATGCTAGCTATGGAAAACTTTATGCAACAACAAATTTAAGTGGTCAAGCCCTTGAAAATTTAAAAGGTGTTGCTCAAGATGTTTTTAAATCTGGTGTTACTGATTCAATCGATGAAGCAACTGAAGCGACTGCTATTATGAAGCAAGGTTTTAAAGATTTAGATGACACAAGTCTAGCTAAGCTTACTTCTCAAGTTATCTCATTAAGCCAAAGAACAGGCACAGATGTTCAAGAGAATGTTAAAGGCACTCAACAATTAATGAATGCCTTTGGTCTTGATTCTAAAAAAGCTTTTGATTTAGTCGCAGATGGTTATAAAAATGGGTTGAATTCATCTGGAGACTTCATGGATACACTCAATGAGTATGCGCCACTATTCCAACAAGCTGGATTTAGTGCTCAAGATATGCTTTCTATCATGAAAAATGGTTTGAGTAACGGCGCAATGAATACCGATAAAGTTGCAGATGCCGTTAAAGAACTGCAAATCCGATTGGGCGACAGTTCGTTTGAAGCTAATATGGGAACATTTAGCGAAGCCACTCAAAATTCATTTAAACAGTGGCAAGAAGGGAAAGCAACCGTTGCAGACGTTGCTCAATCCATTCAAAAAGATTTGAATAAAATGAGCCCAGAAGACAAGCAAAAAGCACTTTCTGCTTTATCTTCTCAATTTGAAGATTTAGGAACAAAAGCTGGTGGCTCATTATTTAATATTGGAAAAGAATTTGACAATGTCAATGGTAAGCTTGACGAAGCAACACAAAAAACAGCTTCTCAAGATTGGCGGGGCGCTTTAAATGATATGAAAACGGCTCTTTTACCAATTGGAACGGATATTTTAAATGCTTTGCTTCCAGTTCTTCAAATATTAGGAGATTTGGCGCAATGGTTTAGTAATCTTCCGGGACCGGTTAAAACATTTGTGGAATCATTCGGAGGTGTAATTGCTATTATTACACTTTTAATGCCACTTATAGCAGGAGTGGTTGCCGTAGTTACAATACTTGGTACAACAATAGGCACTGTAGTTGCGGTAATAGCCGCCATAGCTGCTGAAATAGCTGCAATAGTGGTGATATTCCAGAATTGGGGAGCAATAACAGACTGGTTCGGCTCTAGGTTTTCAGCATTAGGTGGATTGTTCACAGCTTTTGGACCCATTTTAGATATTTTCAAGTCATTTTTTGAGAATACAATCAATAATATTAAGACCGTATTTTCAGGACTTGTGACAATTATAGAGGGAATATGGAATATTATCTCAGGATTATTTACAATGAATGGCGAAAAGCTTGGGCGAGGAGTGGCGCAAGTATTTGGTGGTATTGTTACAGTTATTTCTGGTTTCTTGTCTCAAGGTGTAAATGTAATTGGCACAATTTTAGGAGTTATGGGGAATGTTTTCACTACAGGTCTTGGAGTTGTTGTTGGAATAGTAAAAACTATTTTTAACGCTGTAGCAAATGCGATCACCCACCCGGTTGAGACGGCCAAAAATATCATCAAAGGGATTATAGATGTTATTAAAGGTTTGTTCAGTTTCCGAATAAGCTGGCCACATATCCCAATGCCGCACTTTGGAATAAAACCCGAGGGATGGCAGATAGGTGATTTACTAAAAGGGAAAATACCTCAACTTGATATAAACTGGTTCGCTAAAGGTGGGATTTTAACCAAACCAACTGTGTTTGGCCAAAATGGTAATTCCTTAATGGTAGGCGGAGAGGCTGGAAAAGAAGCAGTTGCCCCACTAAGTGATTTAATGGGGTATGTTGAAAAAGCAGTCGCCAATCAATTAGGAAACGCTGGTGGAGATGAGATTCATCTTCATTTAACGACTTATGGAGCAATGCCAAAAGAAACAATGGACCAAATAGCAGAATATATGATGTATAAATTGGGCGACTTAAATAAACAGAAAGGACTTGGATAGATGCTAGATGGATGGTTTAAAATTGGGGATCATTGGAGCGAAGAGTTTCAAATGTTCCTTTCTAAGCGACCCCAAAAAAAGAAAGCTCAACGGATGTTTACTCTAGACGAAGTAAGTGGAGTAAATAAACTTGTTCTTTCTGATAAGGGCTATTATACCAATGAGGAGCAAACTCTTGATTGTTTCTATGTATCTCCAAGTTTAGGAGAAGTACAATGGATTGAAGATTTGATTACAAGTGCATTAGATACGAGAGGAGAGTATGTCGATTTTATTCCCTATTATGATCCAAAGTATATTTATAAAGTCGTAGTCATTAACAGTCCTACATTTTCTGGTGAGGCTTCAAGTTTGAGAGGTGTGCCCTTTAGCTTTGATGTTAGTATGGCCCCATTTAAATACCGAATAGGCGGCGAAAGAGCGATTGAGTTATTACATCCTCAACAACTCTTTAATCCAGAGAGATATGGGAGTGAACCAAGAATAAAAATATTTGGAAAAGGTTCGTTTTCTTTATTTATTAATAATAGAGAAACTAAATTTAAAGATGTTGAAGATGAAATTATCAT